GGTTATGCTCATGCCTATGATGGAGGCACCAAGGATATGAACTTAGAAAAACTAAGAGAGATTCGTAGAGCGCATGGAACATTAATTGAATGAGCACAACTGAAGTATATCTTGGCAATCCTAATCTAAAGAAGGCAAATATTGCTCAGGAGTTTTCTCCTGAAGAAGTGCAGGAGTATCTTAAGTGTGCGGATGATCCTGTATATTTTATTCTAACTTATATTAGGATTGTTTCCCTTGACGAAGGTGTTATTCCTTTTACCATGTACGACTTTCAGGTTGACATGGTAAAGAGTTTCCATGAGAATAGATTTAATATTGCCAAGTTGCCTCGTCAGTCTGGCAAATCTACTATCGTTACTGCATATCTTCTTTGGTATGTTCTATTCAATCAAAATGTAAATGTAGCAATCCTTGCAAACAAAGCAGCGACTGCCCGTGAAATGTTAGGTCGCTTACAACTTAGTTATGAAAATCTTCCAAAATGGCTCCAGCAAGGTATCCTCCAATGGAACAGGGGATCATTGGAACTTGAGAATGGTAGTAAAATTCTGGCTGCATCTACTTCCGCTAGTGCCGTCAGGGGCATGTCTTTTAATGTCATATTTCTGGACGAGTTCGCGTTTGTTCCGAACCATATTGCTGACCAGTTCTTTTCATCTGTCTATCCTACTGTATCTTCTGGTAAAAGCACAAAGGTAATCATCATCTCCACGCCACATGGGATGAATATGTTCTATAAGTTGTGGCATGATGCAGAACAGGGAAAGAATGAATATCTACCAACAGAAGTACATTGGTCACAGGTTCCTGGTAGAGATGCTGCATGGAAAGAGCAAACTATCAAGAACACTTCAGAACAACAGTTCAAGGTTGAGTTTGAATGTGAGTTCCTCGGTTCTGTTGATACTCTGATTAGTCCTAGTAAGTTGAGGACTATGCCGTATATCGAACCGATTAAGCAAGGTAAAGGACTTGCGGTATATGAAGATGTAATCCCAGAGCATAACTATATCATCACTGTAGATGTTGCTAGAGGAACATCTAATGATTATTCAGCATTTATGGTGATGGATACAACAACACTACCATATAGAGTAGTGGCTAGATATAGGAATAATGAGATTAAACCCATCATCTTCCCTAATATTATTGTTGATGTGGGTAAGAATTATAATAATGCATATATTTTATGTGAGGTAAATGATATTGGTGGGCAGGTTGCAGATATCATTCAGTTTGATTTAGAATATGAGAACCTTTTGATGGCAGCAATGCGCGGTCGTGCGGGTCAACAATTAGGTCAAGGATTTTCTGGCAAGAAAACACAAATGGGTGTAAAGATGTCTACTGTTGTAAAGCAGGTAGGGTGTTCTAATTTAAAAGCACTTATTGAAGAAGACAAATTGATGATTCCAGACTATGACACTATTGCAGAATTAACTACATTCATCGTTAAGGGACAATCATTTGCTGCAGAAGATGGGTGTAATGATGACTTAGCTATGTGTCTTGTCATTTTTGGATGGATGGCAATGCAACCATACTTTAGAGAAATGCATGACAATGATGTCAGGCAACGTATCTATGATGACCAAAAAGAATCCATCGAACAAGATATGGCACCTTTTGGATTTATGGATGATGGGTTAGGGGATGAATACTTTGCAGATGCTCAGGGGGATGTCTGGCAAGTTGCGGAATATGCTGATAAGTCCTATATGTGGGACTGGAAGTGAATATTGAAAAATATAAATAATCTTAGACAACCCGATGACGGCACAATCTAGGAGAAATAAAACATGGCAGCTAACCAATCCTCGCCAGGTGTAGTCTTTCAAGAAAGAGACCTGACGACCATTACAACTCTTTCTACCGCAAACGTTGGTCTTATCGCAGCACCTTTTGTAAAAGGTCCTGTAGATGAGATTGTACAAATTGCCAGTGAGAGAGAATTAGCAGAAGTTTTTGGCAAACCAAACGACTCAAACTATGAGTATTGGTATACAGCAGCACAGTATCTTTCGTATGGTGGCATACTTAAGACCGTTCGTGTTGCATCATCCAGTCTGAAGAACTCTGTTGCTGATATCACAGGTTCAGTAGACACTGTTCTTATTAAGAACCTTGATGAGTATGAAACTACTTACGAAAATTCTGGTAGTAATACTTTTCACTGGGCAGCACGCAATCCAGGAACTCTTGGAAATTCCGTAAGAATTTTCACAACAGACGCTGGTGCAGACCAAATCGCAACATGTCCCGCACCTGCATCAGGTGGTGAGTGGAGATTCGTGCCTGAGCAACCACTAACCGCAGGTGCTTCTACAGGTTTAGTTTATAAGTATAGTATTGTTTTAACACTTGAAAATATTGTAGGAACATTTACAGTTGGTGAAACTGCAAATATTGACATCTCTGGTGCCGATAAAGAGGTTGACGTTCTTGCATTTGACCTACCAAACAAAAAACTGGAAATCGGTATTCCTTCTGCTGGTGTTGATGCCATCATTGCTGCTGGTCAAACTGTTACTGGTGTAACTTCAACTGCTACCGCAGATATTGCTGCAGCTGGTGTTGAAAGAAATCTGTACATCTCTTTGAACAAAGGTAGTGCTGCATTTTCTGCTACAGATAATGTTAAAGAAGGTGCCACTGGTACTGGTAATACTGTAGTTCTTGCCACAGTTTCGGATGAGTATTCAACTCGTGAATATCTTCCTGGATTGAAGTGGGTTAATGTTGCTCCTCGTCCTGGAACAAGTCGCTTTGCTCAAAATGCTGGCGGTAGTCGTGACGAATTGCACGTCTTGGTTATTGATGCTGACGGCAAAATTACTGGTACAACTGGTGCAGTTCTTGAGCGTTTCATTGGTCTTTCTAAGGCATCTGATGCTAAGACTACTGTTGGAGAAACTAACTATTATCCAACTGTAATTAAGCAACGTTCAGAATTTGTCTTCTGGGGTTTCCACGAAACTAGTTTGCATGATGTTGATGCCAACAATCCTGGCGCTTGGGGAGCAGTAGCTTCAACCGATTTTGATATCATCAACAATGCTGGTGGAACAAAATCGTATCCAACAGATTCGGTAACTCTCAATACTACAAATAACGCTACTGCGTTCTATGCACTTACCGATGGTGCTGATTATGCTGGTTCTGGTACTTACACCGTAAGTAATGCCGACTTTGCAACCGCATATGAATTAGGCGAAGACCCTGAGTCTCAAATCATTGACTTTATCTTAACTGGTCCTTCTGGTGCTAGTGATGCAGATGCAATCGCTAAGGTTACGTCTTTGGTTAATATCGCAGAAGAGCGTCGTGACTGTATTGTATTTGTTTCTCCTCGTAGAGCAAATGTAGTTGGTATTACCAATAACACAACAGCAACTAACAACACAATCGATTTCTTCGATCAACTTCCATCCTCATCCTACGTTGTATTTGACAGCGGGTATAAGTACATCTACGATAAGTACAATGATGTCTATCGTTATGTTCCTTGTAACGGTGACGTTGCTGGTCTTTGCTTGCAGACAACCGAAGTCGCAGAACCTTGGTTCTCTCCTGCTGGATTCCAACGTGGTATTTTGAGAAATGCAATTAAACTTGCATATACTCCTAATAGAAGTCAGCGCGACCGCTTGTATGCTGCTCGCGTTAACCCAATCGTTTCATTCCCTGGTCAAGGCGTCGTCCTTTATGGTGACAAGACTGCTCTTGGATTTGCTTCTGCATTCGACAGAATCAACGTTCGCCGTCTGTTCCTCACTATTGAGCGTGTCATCAGTGGTGCTGCTAAGTCACAACTGTTTGAACAGAATGATGAGTCGCAGCGTTCACTCTTCCTGAACATTGTCGAACCTTATCTTCGCGATGTACAAGGTCGTCGCGGTGTAACTGACTTCTTAGTCAAGTGCGACAGCGACAACAATCCTCCTGAAGCAGTTGACCGTGGTGAGTTCTATGCAGAAATCTTCGTAAAACCCACCCGCACAATCAACTACATTACCCTGACATTCGTTGCCACCAGAACTGGTGTTGCATTCAACGAAGTCGCTTCCTGATAACAACTAACATAACTAAGAGACCCTACGGGGTCTCTTTTTTTGTCTGAAAATATTGTTCGTACTAAATATTAGCGACGGAGACACTTTTAAAAAAATGGCAAAAAGAGGAACTATCGATGATTTCAAGGCAAATATTGCCTCGGATTTCGCGAGACCAAATTTATTTCAAGTTGATTTAAATTTCCCTACTGGTATTATCAACAACTCATCTCTGATTGAACTCGGTAAGTTCACTGTTCGTGCTGCAAATCTTCCTTCCTCGAACATTGGTGTTATTGAAGTTCCTTTCAGAGGACGTGTATTGAAGATTGCTGGTGATAGAACGTTTGAACCTTGGACGGTAACTATCCAGAATGACAGCAACTTCATTCTTCGTAACGCATTTGAACTTTGGGCATCAAGTATTCAAGCGTATAATGAGAACTTTACTTCTGCTGCTGGTCTTGGAGACGCAGACGATGCAACAGGATATTTTGCGGACATGACTGTTCATCAGTTGGCACGCGATGTTAAGAATGGAGATGTTCCTAAAATTCTCAAGTCTTACAAGTTCTACAACGTCTTCCCTAGCAACATTGCTGCTATTGACTTGGACTTCGGTAGTAACGATGCCATTGAAGAGTTTACTGTTGAACTCCAGACTCAGTACTGGACTCCAATTGATGCCTCCGTGGATGCTTGATAAATAGAACAGGATCAATCAACTTAGTATTATAATGTCGCAGCTCTTTGGATTTTCACTTGAGAGAGCGAAGAAGGTCCCCAAGGGGCCTTCTTTTGTTCAAAAGGATAACATGGATGGTTCGCAACCTATTGTAGGTGGCGGATACTATGGATATTCTGTTGACCTTGATGGAACGGTTCGTAACGAGCATGAGTTAATTACTCGTTACAGAGAAATGGTAATGCAACCAGAGTGTGATAGTGCCGTTGATGATATCGTCAATGAAACTATCTGTGGAAACTTTGATGATGTTCCTGTTGAATTAGAACTTTCTAATCTGAAAGTATCGGATAAAATTAAAAAACTCATGCGAGATGAGTTTGGTGAAATCTTACGTTTACTAGATTTTGAAAATCGTTCTTATGAAATCTTCCGTAGATGGTATGTCGATGGAAGATTGTTTTCCCATAAAGTAATCGACCCTAAAAGTCCTGGAACAGGTCTTGTAGAAATTCGATATATCGATCCTCGCAAAATTCGTAAGGTTACTGAGTACGAACAGAAAAGACCCGAGCAAATGCGAGGGGAAGATCTTAATACTCAACTTTCACAAAAGGCAGCAGAGTATTTCTTATACAATCCAAAGGGATTAAAGAACTCAACTAATCAGGGTATGAAAATTACTACTGATTCTATCACATATTGCCACTCAGGTATTCAAGACCTGAACAAAAACATGACTCTTAGTCACCTGCATAAGGCGATTAAGGCAGTCAACCAACTGAGAATGATTGAAGATTCTCTGGTTATCTATCGTTTAAGTAGAGCACCAGAACGTAGAATTTTCTATATTGATGTTGGCAATCTTCCTAAGAATAAAGCGGAGCAATATCTTCGTGAAGTCATGGGACGCTATCGCAATAAGATGGTTTATGATGCGAGCACTGGTGAGATTAAGGACGACAAAAAGTTCATGTCTATGCTGGAGGACTTCTGGTTACCTAGACGTGAAGGTGGTAGAGGAACAGAAATCACAACTCTTCCTGGTGGTCAGAACTTAGGTGAACTAGAAGATGTAAAGTATTTCCAAAAGAAACTTTATAAGTCACTCAATGTTCCTGGTTCTCGTTTAGAAACAGAAACGACGTTTAACATTGGTCGTGCTGCTGAGATTACTAGAGACGAAGTTAAGTTTCAAAAATTTATCTCTCGTCTTCGTAAGCGTTTTTCTGAATTGTTTGTTGATTTACTGAAGACTCAACTCATTCTTAAGGGTATTATATCTCTTGAAGAGTGGGAAACGATGAAGAATCACGTTCAATTTGACTTCATTGCGGACAACTACTTCACTGAACTGAAGGAGATTGAAATTCGTAATGAAAGAATGAACCAGATTAATGTTATGGATCCTTATGTTGGCAAATATTTCTCTGTCGAGTATATGCGTCGTCAGGTTCTGAAGCAAACAGACGTTGAGATTAAGGAGATTGATGACCAAATCGCCTCTGAAATGGAAGCAGGTATTATTGCTGATCCTATGGCGGAAATGGATCCCGCTATGGCTGCTGGCGATGAAGGTGGAGGAGGAGCACCAGCAGCAGAAGTAGCACCTAGTGAGCAAGAGTCCGCAGTTCAACCATCTGATGCTCGTAGAGCAGAATTCTAAATAACTAAATACTATTATTGGGAGCTAAATTATTATGCCTAGTGACATTGCAAAGCAAATCGTTCAACAAGTCTATAGTGACGACAAAGCAGCAGCCATCGATTCTATGAATGATGCCTTGGCGGCAGCAACATATGATGCTATTCAACAGCAAAAAATTAATTTTGCAAGGCAGATGGGATTTGACATAGACGATACTGCTCAAGATGCTGCAGATGAAGTTTCAAACGCAGTACCTGATGGAACGACACCACCTGAGAATGTTGAATTTGATGGACGTATGCCACATGAACCTCCTACTGCCGAGTTAGAACAACCTGTAGAAACCCCCGAAGAAGAAAATGAAACTGATAGCTGAAGAAATTACCCAAGTAGATTTTCTCTGTGAAGAGAAAGAAGGCAAGAAGAATTACTTCATCGAAGGTGTTTTCTTGCAGGCAGAAGTAGAAAATCGCAACAACCGAAAGTATATGTTGCAAACTTTGCAGCGCGAAGTTGCTAAATACAGCGAGAACTACATTCAAAAAGGGCGTGCTCTTGGAGAATTAGGTCATCCCGATGGTCCTTCCATCAACTTGGATAGGGTATCACATAAAATTATGTCTCTCAAAGAAGATGGAAACAACTTCATTGGTAAGGCAAAGATTCTAGATACTCCCATGGGCAACATTACAAAGAATCTTTTGGATGAAGGTGTCATGCTTGGCGTTTCATCTAGAGGCATGGGTTCTTTAATTAAAAAAGAAGGCTGCAGCGTTGTTGCAGACGACTTCATGCTTGCCACTGCTGCTGATATTGTAGCAGATCCTTCTGCCCCCGATGCATTTGTCGATGGCATCATGGAAGGTAAAGAGTGGGTTTGGGATAATGGCATCCTCAAAGAGGCAGCAATTTCTCAAATCAAAACTGAAATTGACCAAGCAACTCTTATCAACTTGCAGGAAAGAAAGGTTTCCGCGTTTGCTAAGTTTTTAAAGAGTTTGTGATTTATAAATAAATACAGACAACGCTAATGCATAACGGAGTTCAAACAAATGGCTGAGACCTCACTCGATAAAGAGTTAGATAACATGGAAGAAGTGACCGAAGGTTCTAACGCAGTTACTAAAGACGCAAAACCTGGCGAGAAGATTGATACTTCTGGCGGTGGCGCAGCGAAAGTAGTTGATGTTACTTCTGATTCAGAAGAAGGTGCAAAGGGCACTAAAAATGCTGGCGCTTCTGCTTCTAAAGCAGTAGGAAAAGCACCAGTCCCTAGTACCAAACCTAGTGGCGCATCCGCTAAAATGGAGGAAACAGATGAAGAAGAAGAAGTCCTCACTGAAACCGAGTACGACTTTACTGAAGATGTTAACGCTCTTGTCGCTGGTGAAGAACTCTCAGAAGACTTCCGTGTAAGAGCAGCAACAATCTTTGAAGCAGCAGTTACCTCTAAGGTGAATGCTGAAGTCACGGCGTTGCAAGAGGCATTTGAATCTACCTTGACTGAAGAAGTCGAAAAGATTCAGACAGAATTGGCCGAGAAGGTAGATGATTACCTCACTTATGCCGCTGAACAGTGGATGCAGGAAAATACCCTGGCTGTTGAGCATGGCATTAAGACTGAGATGGCAGAATCTTTCTTCAACGGTCTAAAAGGTCTCTTCTTAGAGCACAACTTTAGTGTGCCTGAGGAGAAGTTCAACCTGCTAGATGGAATGGCAGGTGAGCTTGATGATATGGAAACTAAACTCAACGAGCAAATCGACACTAACGTTGCTTTGAATAAGCGTGTTGGTGAGTTTGTAAAAATGGAAATTGTGAACGAATGCGCTACGGGACTCGCTGAGACCCAAAAGGAGAAGCTTGCTTCTCTTGCAGAGGGTGTTGAGTTTGAAACTGAAGCAGATTTTCGTAAGAAAATCGAAACGATCAAGGAATCCTACTTCACTAGAAAGGCTGAACTTACAGAATCTGTAAGCGACCCCACAGAAGAAGTCTCGGAACCCCTTGTAGAATCAACCACGAGCGGATCAATGTCGAAATACGTTGATGCATTAGCTCGCTGGTCTAAATAATTGTAAATTAACTACTTAAAACTGGAAACTAAAATGTCTTTACACAACCTCCAGGAGAAGTGGGCACCCGTTCTGAATCACGATGCTCTCCCCGAGATCACCGATTCCCACAAGCGTGGTGTCGTTGCACAACTCCTAGAAAACCAAGAGAAAGCTTTGACCGAAGAGGCAAGCATTCTTAACGAAACACTCCAAACCACTGGTTACACTGGTGGCGATACAGCAACAGGTCCTGTAGCAGGTTTCGACCCTGTTCTGATTAGCCTGATCCGCCGCTCCATGCCTCAGCTTATCGCTTATGATATTGCTGGCGTTCAACCGATGACTGGTCCTACTGGACTTATCTTCGCAATGCGTACCAACTATGGTAGCGAGCGCGATCCTAATGCCTCTGGTTACGACGAAGCATTCTTCAACGAGCCTAACGCTGGTTTCTCTGGTGGTCCTGGTGCATACGATCCTGGTGCTTCTGACGCAACCAACGATGCCCAAGGCAACAACCCTGCACTTCTCAACGATTCCCCTGCTGGAACCTATGAGCAAGCAGACGACGCCACTGGCATGAGCACGGCAACAGTTGAAGCACTTAACGATGGTTCTTCATCCACTGCTTTCCGTGAGATGGGTTTCTCGATTGAGAAAGTCACCGTTACTGCAAAGGCACGCGCCCTGAAGGCCGAGTACAGCATCGAACTGGCTCAAGACCTTAAGGCGATTCATGGCTTGGATGCTGAGACCGAACTGGCTAACATCCTCAGCACTGAAATCCTTGCTGAAATCAACCGCGAAGTTGTTCGTACCATCTACACAAACGCTGTTCCTGGTGCTCAGAACAATACCGCTAACGCTGGTATCTTTGACCTTGACGTTGACTCCAACGGTCGCTGGTCTGTTGAGAAGTTCAAAGGACTTCTGTTCCAGATTGAGCGCGATTCTAACGCCATCGGTCAGCAAACTCGTCGTGGCAAGGGCAACATCCTGATTTGTTCTGCCGACGTTGCTTCTGCACTGGGTATGGCTGGTGTACTTGACTACACTCCTGCTCTTGCTGGTAACAATGCTCTCGCAGGTGTTGACGATACCTCCAGCACACTGGTTGGTACACTCAACGGCAAGATTAAGGTCTACGTTGATCCTTACTCTGCAAACCTTGCTGACAAGCACTTCTATGTTGCTGGTTATAAGGGTACTAGCGCCTATGACGCTGGTCTGTTCTATTGCCCATATGTTCCTCTTCAGCAGGTTCGTGCAATCAACCCTGACACCTTCCAGCCCAAGATTGGCTTCAAGACTCGCTACGGCATGGTCTCGAACCCCTTCGCTAACGGTCTTACTCAAGGTTCAGGCGCACTTACCGCCAACGCCAACCGTTACTACCGTCGTGTACAGGTCACGAACCTTATGTGATGCAGGTTGTTGTGGGGCAGGTTGTCCCACATGCCCTTTCAGACCTCCTACAAGGGGGTCTTTTTTATGCCTAGGTATAAATTAGTAGGCAATAATATTCTTTGCGTTAAGTGAGTATTTCCTGACAAACTAGTATAGATAGTATAGAATTACGAGGTGAACAAATGACCCCAAATTTGAACTACATTATGAATCACAGATACGAACAGGAAAACTATGAACAACCTCGCTTCTAGAAATCAGTTATACGAATGGTCACACTTTGAGGATTCTACCGAATTAGAAAAAATAAACGATTACTACGAATGCCTAATTGAATGTACAGATACGCATCAAGCATCATGTAAAAGAATCTGCAAGGAAGTGCTTATGTAAATCATATACATATTATACCGTGTGAAGGAAGTGAATGAGGTCTCTATTGGGACCTCATTTTTTTATTCTAAATACTAAGGAAGATAAACAACCATTAATGGCAAACTGGTACGGCGACCAATTAACAAATAAAAACTTTCTTTCACCAATTGGATTTTTATTCCTACTGGATAAAGCAAATAAGGTTTCTTTTTTGTGTCAGAAAGCAGAAATCCCACCTGTAACATTGGGAGATGTTCAAATTCCAACTAGAGGATTAGTTCCAATTCCTGTAGAAGGGAACATGAGGTATAGTGATTTTACGATTGAATTTATCGTAGATGAAGATTTAGAAAATTATATGCAATTGCACAATTGGATGCGTGCATTGGGAACACCGCAGGAGTTTAAAGAAAGAACACTTTGGAATGAATCAAATGCAAAATCTCCATCACAAGATCCAAGATTTTCTGATGCAACTTTGCAAGTATTAAATAACAACAACTTAGCAAACTTTGATGTTGTCTTTAAAGATTTGTTCCCAAGTGACTTATCTACATTATCATTTGATGTCACTGGAAGTGACAATGATTATTTTATTGCTTCAGCAACTTTTAAATACACCCTATATGAAATCAGAAATATCAACAGTCAAACTAGAAGATGAATAGTTGGAAGAGAAGAGCATTAGCAGACCCCAATTTAAAATACAAATATGCTAGACTAATAATGAACGGACCCAAGTCCTTATCACAGGCTTGGATTTTACAAGGACTCAAACTTAAATATTGTCATGAATTTAG